GATTTAACACAATCTGGTTATGGTTTTAATTTAGGGACTAACATAGATTTACCATTTGGTTTTTCTGCAACAGGAAATGTAGGTATTGGCAGAGGAAAAACAGAAGTAGATTATAATGATCAAAATGTTTTTACTGGTGTAGATGAAACAAAATTAGGTGATAAGTGGAATGTTGGATTGAAGTGGAGTAAAGAATTTAATGAAGGCGGCCGTGTTCCGTTACGCGGAGGCAAATGGGTACTAGAAGAACTTATGAAATTAGCCAACAAGATTGCACCAGGCTCAACGAAGGTTGGACAGACATCTAAGACTATGGCTGAAAAAACAGGATTGAAAAAAGCAATTGCTGATTTTCAGGAAAGGCAAACAAATAAAAAACTTATTGATGAAGATATAAAGCTAATAGCAAAGGAACAGGATTTAGATGAGAAATCGGTTAGACGTATTTGGGATGATCATATTGCAGATGAAGGAGGAATTGGTTCTTTAGACGAGTTTCATGCAGACTTTGTAAAAGAAACAGGAATAAATGTTTCAAAAGATAATTTAAGAAAAGCTTGGAGAATGAAAAGATCTTATCCATTTAATACTCCTATAGTTGATAAAACTGGAAAAGACATAGGCGGGGAAGCTACACAAAAAATGTACCCTGAGTCTAAAAAATTTATAGTAAAAGATTCTGATACATTAACTAAGGAAATTGAAGGTAAACTTCCTTCGGGTGAAAGAGCGGGTATTGATGTTCCTCATATGCCAGCAGGTTTTAAATTAAGTAGAGAAAAATTAGAACAAAATTTTCCAGAGCTAGGTTTAGATGAAATTGATGAAATAATGAATCTAGATAAAGAAATGCAAGGTAGAGTTATTACAATGCTAAAAAACAGAAGACTAGATCCAGATTTATATGATGAGTTATTATTAAAACATGGTGATACTTTAGAATTTCAAGGTGAATTTGATAAAGCTATTAGAAGAAGAAAAAATGCACAAGGTGGCATTATTGACAGAGTTCCGTACTGGGCAGGTGGATCATGGAATATGATCAAGGAAGCAATTAAACATAATAAAATATTCGGACTTGGAGGCCCTCCTTATAAGCCTGGAGCAACTTCCTTTGATATTAAAAAACTTACCAAAGATAGATTTGGAAGTGAATTAAGTTTACAAGATCTAAAAGATACCGCTATAAAAGACAAAAGTTTTTCTAAATTTTTAACAGGATTTAAAGAATATAAAGCAGGTGTTATTAGACAGCAGTTATTAAACTCTAAACAAGAGGCACAGCTTCGTCTTAAACTTGCTAAGGAGATGCTGGAAGGAGGAGGCCCAAAAGAAGTTGATCAAGCTATGAAAACTAAAATAGGTAATCAAATGGTTAGAGAGTCTAAACAACGATTAGAAGATCTTAATAAAGCTTTAGAAGATATTGATATCTATAAAGCAATGAAAGAAAAAACAGGAGTGTCGTCTCATGCATCAGGCGGCGTTGCAGGAATGTTAGGCGAATGAGAAGTATATTAGATTACATAAAAGTATTTAAGAATATAGAGACGTACAAAAAACCAAGGTCCACGATTCAGGAACCACGGAACATGGAACTTGCAAAAGCAAGCGACATTCCCGACGCTTTCGATCCAGATTTAGAACAATCAGAATTTTTAAGACCAGGAGAAACATTAGAAGACTGGAAACCTAATCCGTTTTTAAAACCACATGCTGAAGGTGGACGGATCGGGTATGATGATGGTCAGTTAGTACAAAACACGGCTGATGGATCGAGACCAGGGTATGGAGGACCTGGAGGAGGAAAACCTGGTAGATCATTTAAAATTATAGATAAAGAATTATTAGAAACGATTGTAAATGAAGCAAACCTTAGTGATAAATGGCATTCTGAGGAAGATATAGCGAAATTATATGCAGAAGCAACAGGAGATACAAACGTTACTAAAAGAAAAGTAAAAGATAAAACCGTAACTTATAAAAAATTAGATAGTCCTACGATAAAAAACGCTGGAGGACTTATTTCTAAAGAACAAAAAATTCAAAACGTTTTTAATGACCTTTTAGCTATGGATGGTCCTGTTCCTGAAGTCGATTTAATAAAATATAAAGACAGAAATATATCCAATTATAAAAAATATATTATGTCTAAAACTGGACTGGGAACAACTTTTGTTGATCAAACTGTTAATAAATTACCTACTTTTAAAAAACATAAAAAAGCATTTAAGTATTTATGGACAAGTGGTTTAGCAAAAACAGATTTAGCTAATATGTCTTTAACTGAGCAATTAAATTGGGCAATAGATGCTGGGAAAGGAAAACCTGTTTTTACAGGAGTCAGCAAGTTAAATATAGAAGATCCAACCTTTACTCTTATGAGAATTGCTAAAGAAAATTGGAATAAAAATAAGGGCGCTGGAAATATACAATTTTATGATAAAAACGGAAAGATAACATGGAAACATGGATTAAAAATGAATATTAACAATGTTTCTTTTTCTAAAGATAAATCTAAAAAAAGATTTACTTTAGGTGATAAAAAAGGAGCTATAAATGTTCGTCTTGAAGGTGAGAAGTATTTTCCAGAAGTTTTTGAGAATCAACGATACATTAACGAATTAAAATCAACTTGGGTTGATAATCCTTTTAAACCTGGAAAACAAATAGAGTTTGGTAAATTAATGAGAAAAGTTTATATGCAAGGACATGGTTGGAAACCTCACGCTCCTTTGTTTTCTATTTTTCATGGACCTGAAGGTATTACTAAAGAACCTTTTAAAAACTTAAGTTTTGGAATGCAGGATTTAAATCGTGCTTTATATCATATGGACAATATTCCTCTTAAAGGTCTTAAACAAAAAGTTATTGATCAAGCTCTTGTAGGGTTAAAAGGAAAGAAAGGAGAAAAACTTCTTGAAGCAATAGTTGCAAAACATTCCGAGCATGCATCACAAGTAGCTGCAGGAAAAAAATTTGATAGACCATTAAGGATTCAAGTTTTGGAGGAGGTGGCAAAAACTGGAGATTTAGGGCCTAAAGAAACTAAAGTTGTAGCAAATATCCTAGCCGGCTGGTGCAGTAGTGGTGCACAAAGAGTTGGCAAAGATGAAGGCGGAAGAATCGGTTTTGGAGGTTGTCCTGATGGTGAAAAAATAACCAATATGAAAAATGCAGCGGCTAAATTAAAGCAGCATGATAGATATTTACGAGGACTTTCTGATACAACTCCTTTTGCAGATAACGCAGCAGCTAAAGCGTTAGCTTCAAAGATGGCTAAGTCGGGAGGATTATTAAGAAGAGCAGGTAGACTTGCTATAGGTCCAATGACTCTTTGGGGTGAACCACTTTTTGAAGGGGCGTTTGTAGCTCATGATATATTAGGAACTGGAACTCCTTGGAAAGAAGCAGTTGCAAAATCTTTATGGGCAAAACCTGCTATTGCAATGGGTTTACTTAAACCTGCAGATCAACAATACGATGAAGCTTTATGGCAAGTTCGAGACGAAGAAGGAAGAGCTTTACTTAAGAAAGATCAAACAATGGCAGCCCCTGGTGCGCCAATGGAATTAAGAACTAGAACTGGAGTTAAAAGATTCATAGATAATAATAAAAAATTAGATGAGTTGAATAGACTTTTTGCTATTAAGCAAGGAGTTAGAGGAGCTGGAAGATTGAGTCCTGATAAAGTTGCTAGAAATAAAGCAACTGCAGATAAAAACTATAAAGATTATTTAGAATCTTTAGGCGGAGCTGAAGGAGTAAGGGATATTAAAATTCAAATAGAAAATGATAGAGAATCATATGATGATAGAGTTGCTGCTTTAGAAATTGAAAGAAAAGGACTTACTGAAAAAGATATATTTTCACCTAGCGCGCAACGAGCTGCTGACATAAAGCAAAAGCAAGCAGAAGAAGATATTATGTATCAAAAATATGGAAAGACAAGAGTTAAAAGTGCAGGAATAAAAGGAACTCCTGGTGAGTTTAAGAAGCAATGGATAATAGATCCAAAATTAAAAGATTCATTTTTCCCTGAAGAGGTGTTAGATCCTAATTTTATGAGAACGGTATTAGATTTACCAACAGAAGAAAGCTGGAGTCCTAATTATCCAAAAACATATCGTGATTTTTATCCTACACCTTCATCAAGATATGGATGGTCTCAAATGGGACCTATAGCACAAGCTGGTGGTATTTCTAAACTAGCAGGCGGCGGTATGGTAGGAATACGTAAACCTCATGCAATAGCACCAACTGGAGGACCCATGCATCAAGGGTTGCGTTCACTATATATTGATGATATGGATTACTAGGAGTATAAATGGCAGATATAGATAAATCACTCCCGAATGTTAGACACGAAGTAAAAATTCCTGGTGCACAACCACCAACGGATGTTGACATTACGGAGCAACAACAAAGACAACCTGTAGAAGTAACACCTGATCAAGAAGGTGGTGCTACAGTAAATTTCGAACCAAGTGCCGTGAACCGTGCTCAATCAAACACGCACTTTGATAATCTAGCAGATATTTTACCAGAAACAGTTTTAGATCCAGTTGGCATTCAACTTAGACAAAATTACACAGATTATAAAATGTCTCGAAAAGATTGGGAACAATCTTATGTTAAAGGATTAGATCTTTTAGGATTTAAATATGATAATCGTAATGAACCATTTCAAGGAGCATCGGGCGCAACGCACCCAGTTTTAGCTGAAGCAGTTACACAATTTCAAGCGCTCGCTTATAAAGAATTATTACCAGCAGATGGACCTGTTAGAACTCAGATTTTAGGTTTGTCCAATCCTGCTAAAGAAGCTCAAGCACAAAGAGTTAAAGATTTTATGAATTATCAACTTATGGATCAGATGAAAGAATATGAACCAGAGTTTGATCAAATGTTATTCCACCTACCACTAAGCGGCTCGACTTTTAAGAAAGTTTATTATGACGATCTTTTAGGTAGAGCCGTATCAAAATTTATACCTGCAGATGATCTCGTCGTTCCGTATACAGCTACCTCATTAGATGATGCGGAGGCAGTGATTCATGTTGTAAAGATTTCAGAGAATGATTTACGTAAACAGCAGGTCAATGGCTTTTACACTGACATTGAGTTGACAAAACCAGTGTCAGATGTGAATGCAGATAAAGTTGTTGATAAGAAAAGAGAATTAGAAGGAACTTCTAAATCAGTAAGAACAGAAAGCGTGTATACTCTTTTAGAGTGTCATGTTAATTTAGATTTAGAAGGCTTCGAAGATGTTGGTCAAAACGGTGAACCAACTGGAATAAAATTGCCTTACGTCGTAACAATCGAGGAAGGCAGTCAAAAGGTTTTGTCGATAAGACGAAACTACGCGCCCAATGATCCATTAAGAAATAAGATCCAATATTTCGTCCATTTCAAATTTCTGCCAGGACTAGGATTTTATGGTTTTGGACTCATTCATATGATTGGCGGCTTGAGCAGAACGGCAACGTCTGCTCTCCGTCAATTATTAGACGCAGGTACGTTATCAAACTTACCAGCCGGATTTAAACAGAGAGGTGTTAGAGTCAAAGATGACGCTTCACCCATACAACCAGGAGAATTCAAAGATGTGGATACACCTGGTGGTAATTTAAAAGATGCATTTGTATTTTTACCATACAAAGAACC